CTTGCAGCCATGTACTCCTTGCTTGACGGAGGTTGCTGTTGATGGAGTGACAATCATTGGAAACGGAACGGCTGAGGATCCATTGATTGCAATAGGTGGTGGCGGAGGTGGTGGTGTAATGACTGCCATTGCATTCTCAACTGACCATCTTGCATCAACTGGCAATCAGTATGTGATAGGTAATGTAGTATGGTACAATGGAAACATCTACCGATGCATTGCAAACAATGATTCATTACTACCTACCAACACTACCTATTGGACAAGTCTTGGAGCAGGATTCCAAACTATTGAAAGGCCTGCCGATTGGAATGCAACAAGCGGCAACAATCAGATATTAAACAAGCCAACTATTCCAGTGCTTCCTGCGACCATTGTTGAATCAGTTGGAAACACAGCACCAATCGCATCAAGCGGCGGAGCAAATCCAAACATCAGCATCACTCAAGCCGATGGCAGCACTGACGGATATCTAAGCAGCACCGATTGGAGTACCTTCAATGGCAAGTTCGATGTTCCAACAGGAACAAACACCGACTACCTTGATGGCTTAGGAACACCGACTCCATTCCCGACTATACCAACGGGCACTGTTACATCGGTCGACCTTACGATGCCTGTTGCATTCACTGTCACTGGCAACCCAGTGCTAACAAGCGGAACATTGGCGGTTGCAGCGGCAGGGCTGAGCACGCAGTACATTAGAGGAGATGGTCAACTTGCAAACTTCCCGACATCAAGTGGAGGCGGTTCAAGTGTAAGTTACTACCTCAACGGCTCTGTGCCTCAAGGTACTTTTGGTGGTTCTGCTTATGAGCAAATGAGCAAGTCTCCAGTCTTAGGAGGTGGTACAACCTTTACAAGAACTGATGCTCAAGGTAATGGATTGATTGCACAGTTTATCACAGATGCAAATGACCCAAGCGTATTATCAATACCAGCGGGTAATTGGAATTTAGAACTATTCTTTAAGGCATCATCAAATGGTGGTAGTCCATCATATTATGTTGAATTGCTTAAGTATGATACCATAGGACTTACATTCACATCAATTGCAAATGACTCAGCAACACCTGAAGGTATAACAAACGGCACTACATTAGATGCTTATTTTACTGCATTAGCAGTGCCTGCCACAACACTTGCAGTAACTGATAGATTAGCACTAAGAGTATTTGTAAATACATCGGGCAAAACTATTGAACTTCACACTGAGAATGGTCACCTATGCCAAGTCATTACCACTTTCTCCACTGGCTTAACATCTCTTAATGGACTGACTGCTCAGACTCAGCTGCTCGCAGTTGGAATGGGAGGCACTGACTTTGGAATATCATCGGCAACATCAACTCACACCTTTAACCTACCAACTGCATCAGCTGCAAACAGAGGTGCATTGAGTGCTGCAAATTGGTCAACATTCAACGGCAAGCAGGATGCACTGGTAAGCGGCACAAACATCAAGACTATTAACTCAACATCATTGCTTGGTAGTGGTAACATTGTGATACCAACAATATACAAGTCAACAACTGATACTGCAACAATCACGGGCATTACCAATCAGTTAGTAGCAAGTCAATTGATTCCGGCTAATACATTTGCAGTTGGTGACATCATTAAGATATTGGGAAGGTATCGTAAGTCAACGACACTTGTGAATATGACTACACGTATCTACGTTAACTCAGCTAACAACCTTACTGGAGCATTACTTCTTGGCACTTATAGCCTTGTTGGTTTATACTCTCAACTTGAGCGTAATCTATTTATCAAGTCTGCCACCAATACAGAGACATTTGGAAATACATCATCATTTTATATTGATAGTGGAACTACAAATGCTGTATCAAGTACAAGTGTCGACTGGACAATTAACCAATACATTATCTTCGCAGGGCAGCAAGGTGTGGCTGGTGAAACAACATTAGTCTCAGGATTCTTAATCGAAAAATTATGATAGACATAACTCTTGAAGGTGGATATGTTACCTTCTACACATCGGTACTTGGAGCAATCGCATCCAATGTTGAACTCTGCGAAGTGGTTGATGAGAATTGTTTGCACTTGGGTACTAATGTCGGAGTGTTTCTAATCAATGTAAATCAATTCACATTTAACGGCATTAAGTTCACCGATTCAACCAAAGCAGTAAACTACATCTTAAATAACTAACCAAATGGCAGGCGTAAAAATTAGCGAACTAACACCACTTGCTACGGCAGCAAGTGATGACTTGCTTTATATTGTTGATGTATCTGATAATACAGAAAGTCCGCAAGGAACAAGTAAATCCATTGAGGTGGGGAATCTTGCAAGACCATACAAGGTGTATGTTGCATTAATTACGCAAAGTGGTGGGCTTGACCCAAACATTACTATATTAGAAAATACAATAGGAAATATTGTTTGGACTTATGAAAGTGATGGATTTTTTACTGCAACATTAGCAGGTGCATTTACTTTAAATAAAACTGCTATTTTTCCAGTAATGTTTGGAGATGATAATTCTACACCATTTCATTCTTACGGAGTTTGTACTGATAGCAATTATATAGAATTATATGTTTGGAATGCAAGTGGTAGTACACAACCATCAATACTTGGAGATGGAAATAATTTAAAATGCCCCATCGAAATCCGCGTTTACAACTAACATTCAATTATCATGGCAGGCGTAAAAATAACCGACTTGACTCCACTTGCTACGGCAGCAAGTGATGACTTATTATACATCGTTGACGTAAGCAACACAACCGAATCCCCACAAGGAACATCTTCGCAGATTGAGGTGGGGAAAATGTTTAGCAGTGGCAGCTATTCTCCGACTATTAGCGGAGAAGTGAATGGCATTATCGTAAGTGTTAACTCAGCAACATATATCCGAGTTGGCAACATTGCAACCGTTTCTGCTCAGTTAGAAATTGCTATGGATAGTGGAGAAGATAATGGAGAATTTGAAATTGAACTACCAGTTGCATCTGATTTTACAAGTGGTAAAAACTTGTTCGGATTAATGCAATATTCATTTCAAGGTACATTAGCAGAGATTGAACTCCTAACAATTGAAGGAGAAATAACGAACAACACTTGCTATGTTAGTCTTAAAACATTAACGCCTACAATATCAATGCAATACTGCACCATCCAATTCCAGTATGAAATCCTCTAGCAATGGCATCCGACTCATACAGGAGTTTGAAGGCTTGCGCCTCACCTCCTACCTATGTTCGGCAGGTGTTGCCACAATCGGATACGGCGCAACCTACTACCAAGACGGCAGCAAGGTGAAGCTCGGGCAGACAATCACCAATGCACAGGCAGCGCAGCTTCTTAAGGATCATCTTAAGGAGTTTGAGGGCAGCGTGCTTGGTCTGCTTAATACAACCAAGGTGAACCAGAACCAGTTCGATGCCCTTGTAAGTTTCTGCTTCAACCTAGGCGCAGGCAACCTTGCTAAGTCGCAGCTGTTGAGGTTTATAAAAGCCAACCCAAACGACCCGAAGATTGCAGCCGAGTTCCTTAAGTGGAACAGAGCAGGAGGCGAGGTTTCTACTGGGCTTGTAAGAAGGCGCAAGAAAGAGGCGCAACTATATTTCACTCCAATCGTTTAATCAGTTATGGCCGCAAGAAGAGTCAGTAAACCAAGGCAAGTGCTTGATATAATTGTTAAGTACTGGAGGCCAACAATTGGCTCCTTGGTGATACTCTCAAGCGTGTTTGCTCTTATCTTTAAGCAGATAGGAACAGAGACACTTGCGGCAATTGTTGCAGCTATGGTGGCGGCAGGATACATACCTAAAGCAAATGACAATGGATGAAGGCAGAGACTCAACGTATACTACAATCGATGAAGGTTGCGTGGTGGGTATTGGCTGCAAAGTCCATACGCATCATCACACAATTCACATCGAGCCGCAGATAGTCTACCAATCGATGGAGAAATTCACTATCTTTGGGCGCAACTATTGCACTAATCAATGGGGTCAGACTTACGAGCTGCCTGCCGAAGAGCCAATGCTAGAGCCACAACCGATGCAACAAACCTACGCAAGCGACACCATCACACCATCGTCATCTGCATTCTTGCTTGCTCCTAAGCCGGAAGCAAAGATTATCATCAAGCCTCGGACTGAGTTCACCGAGTATAAGCCGACAATGGATGGGCCAATCATGGGCATGCTGTTGACTTTTACAATTTACCTCACAGCGCAATGGGCATGGAGCTCAATTACTGCTTGGAATAATCTATATA